TTGAAGCGCCACCTGCGGAAATTCCCACACTCGCCAATAAAATACCTAATCCCATTCCCCTTGTTCGTTCCAAATGCTTCTCCAAATCTTTTAATCTCTTATTGTTTTCCTGCACTTGTGCGGTCAGGTACTCCACCGATTGGATCAACTTGCCAATTTCTATGGGGTCAATATCCAATGGACAACCCTCGGGGATCATGTGCCCTCATCCCCTTCCTTGGGAAGGTAGGCGGGCCGTTCAAAGTGTTCGACGTTGGACGCTGAGAAGACCAGACAGCTTTCGTTTGATGTGCCCATGATTGATAGCGTCTTCTTCTCCTCGTTCAGAAAAATAAGAAGCTTCATCCTGGGCGGGGTGCCTACATCTGCCGTGATTGCAATGTGTTCGCCAAAGGATTTGGCAATGGCGAGGATCATATCATTCTCGCTAGGGTGGCAGTAAAGCAGAAATTGCGCTTGCCTCGGTTGGCCACCATCGGGGGGTCCGGCATAAGCCTGCATGGCAACAATCATAATTAAACTGATAACTAATCTCTTCATAACGCACCTTTAGTAAGCCGCTTCTAATTCTGGTTCTAGAACCCTCCCTCTTCTTGGTCTTGGAGGTATAGGGTCCATATCGTAAATTCTAGATAATGCATCTAAAAAATCTGGGTGTGTAGTTGGGAAAAGATTATATTCATTATCTTTTACCCACTTCACTAGATCGTACAACTTGCCACTCTCATCTTTTCGCATTATCTTACTGGACAAAAGAAAGTCTTGCTTTCTTTCCTTAGCATCCATCTGAAGCGAAGTAAGTCTGTTTTTATCTGTCGGATAAGGCCAGAAGAAAGAACCATCCTTCAGGTCCGGTTCTAGCCTTTGTATCCTATCTTTTTTAGATTGGGAACCGCCGCCTCCTACCCAATTCAATTCGTATATAGGAAAAGAACTTCCATCTATACGCATCATCTCTTTAAAGTGCTCTATATCACTCTGCGCTCCATAGCGCTCATAACCAATCTTAACTTCCCTTATACCTGGCGCCCTCTTCCATTTTGTTCTAAGCCTCTTTAAAAGGTCCCATCTTTCAGAAAGGCTCATTCTATGACAAACGCCGTCTAACAAATACTTATTGTAGTTTGCGTCTACGCCAACAACAGCCATAGCTGTTCTATTAGATTCTTTTTTCTTGGAGCTTGCGGGATCGACCATTAAATACGCATTCATTGTATAAGGCCTTATTTCCCACTCCATCCACCACTCATCATGAAAAGCTACATCACTACCGGCTATCGGATTTAATAACTGCTGACACGCTACTGTATAAGTAGACGTTGTCTTCTTTATCTCTTCCCATCTTTCCTCAGTAAGAAAGACAGGCACTCCATCCATTTGTCCATTATGTGTTGCAGTGTGGATTCTAGGCTTTACCGCTGCTCTTTGGAGTATTGTACCATACGTATCTCCATAAGAATATCTTGTTCCTGCATACTGATACCTTGGATTATGAGTAGACCCCAAGTTAAGGGACAGTTCCCACTGAGTTGTAGTTTTACTTATTTGTTCTGGAGTAGATACTGATTCCTGAACAACTACGTCGTCATAAATGATAAGATCAAAATGTCGTCCAGTAGGCTGACCATCCACAAGTCCGTGGGCCTCAACAGTTTGTTCCTTCGGGTTAGCAGATCGCCTAACACATATACCTTCGTTCTCAGCCCACTTGGGAGCTTGTTGCCTAGGTTTTTCCCAGAGGATATCTGGATATAGACTATAAAGTTTTTCATTAACTTCTAGTTCCTGCATGACCTGACGCAAGAACGGTTTAGCTTGTCTTGCTGAAAACGACAACAATCCAATAGTTATGTTTGGATTGCATAAGACTTCTTGTATAGTTCCAAGAAATGTTATGATAGAACTTTTGTAATGAAACCGAGCCCATAGGTCCAGCCTTTTATCCCTATCACTTTCTACTTCTCTACATCTGTCATATATCCAAGGATGTAACATATCGTGGCGACTACAAAGAAACACGCCAAGATAATACCTGTCAAGCTGACCCAGAGTCCTGATAAAAGAATCATCAATATTAGGGTCGTCATGGCAGTCAGCATACGCAGCAACAACTTTATAAAACTGCTCATTCTGAGCCCATTCAGCAAATTGGATAGCAGCCTCAGAATTTTTTCCTTCAACGAAATATCCTTTAGAGATACGAGGGAGCATGGTTAGCCCCCTTTGTATCCAGATGCATACGCTGCTTTTGCCTGCTGTTCAGCCTTTTTGCGAGAAGCATAGCACTTTCCCTTGTTTCCCCACTTCCATCCTTTCTTACCACTTGATAACTTACACCTCTTTATCGGCATCTTTCTTTACATCAGGACCAATGAGTTCTTCAGAGAATTCCTCCTCTTTAGTAATTACCTTAAGTAAAATAGAACCATCTTCCTGCTTTTCTGGTTTATATGTAGTAGGAACCATTTCATATACTGTAAATTCAGCTCCTTCCTCTGGCATACACGCCTTTCTCGTATAGTTTTCTAAACGATCAAACATATTATCTACCATCATAAGAGGGCTTCTATGTCCTGTCATTCCCATCATACGCTCAAACATCCTATCCATCGCTCTAACTTGACTACCTATCATTGATACACTCATTTTATTGCTCCTGTAGTTTACACCAAAATTAAATTTCTGTTTTGCCTGCTAAAAGTTTCTGTAGTTCTTTAGGATTTGCTATCAGGTATTGGATATACCTTGGGTCTAATCCTTTAGCCCAGGGGTATTGACTTATAAACTTACGAATCAAATCTTCTTCTGATAATTTTTCCGGCGGCTTCCACTCACCTGCTCCTGCAGAGGCACCAACATATTTACCGTGCCGGCCGGGAATCGCTCCTGAAAGGTCTTTCATTGCGGCCACTCGGCCTGCGGATTGTTCATTGTCTTGGTTTGTGCTGGCTTTTGAGATAAGACCAGGAATCCCAGTGTAATCTTCCGTGACGAAATCCGTGACACCCTCACTTAAAGAAGAATCGACCGCGAACTGATTTGTTACAGGTTCACCAGAGGCTATAGCAGCTGCTACTTGTTCTAGTATATCTTTGCCAGAGGTTTTATCAAATATGCCTTTGGCTCTTAACTTATCCTCAATAGCCTTTAGCCCCTTAGCCCCCAAATTAAACCCGAGCGGCATTACTGCCCCAGCAAATTTGCCAAGCTTAGAAGGGCCATTAACAACAGCATACGCTTTCAGCGTTGAGTTAAGAGTGGCATATGCATTAGCAAGTTTACTATTATTAATACCGTGAGTTTTTCCATGCGGGTTTGCCCTTAAAGCGTCTAATACACCTAACCTTTCTTGAGCCAAAGCCGCGTACGCCTGAGTATGGTACTCAGGATTTTTGGTTTCCTCTGCAGCCTCTGTGGCTTTTCCTATTATATCTTGAGTACCAATGGTACCAAAATCATCATAAGGGTCATCAAATACTGATGTTGCAACCTTATACCCCGGCCCGAAGGGTATTTCTTTATCTGTCCTACCACTTGGTCTTGCGCTGCCAACAAGATTGTCATAGTAGCCCGTGCCTTCTTGATCTATCCTACCACTGCCTTGTGAGATAAGACCAGGTTTGTCTTGGTTTGTGCTGTCTTGATACTTACCAAGCCAAGCTTCTACCTCTGCCCGAACTTGAGCGTCAGTCTTGGCATCAGAATATAAGGAATCAGTTTCACCTAGGCCAACTTCCTCATCATAATAAGAAGCGGCCGCGACCTGACCTTCTTGGGCATCACTTAAATTAGCCACATCTTCTTGTGCAGCGGTTCCTACCGTTCCAGTTTGCCCAGCTTCAATTGCATCAGCTAAGGCATCTGCTAACTCGTATGCGTCCCATGTATCATCATAACCACCTCCATCACTGGGGGTTGCATCATAA